AATTTCAGAGCGCGCCGATAGAGCTTTAAGTGCAAATCTAGGAATGGGTCAAGGAGTATCTAATACTGGTGAAGCAGGAAAAGTAAATGGAGGTTCTGAACAATTATATGCTTACATGCAATTTATGGCCACTATGGTTTATACTCCAGAACGTATTATATGCAAGGCTTTGAATGAAGTTATTAAGATTAATTTTCCAAATACTGATCTAAAAATAGGATTCAATAGAGAGGAAGTTAAATCAATGGCAAATACTAATCCAGCAGATAGACCGATCAATCAAAAAACACAAGGATAATGACACTACTTTTTAATAAAACAAATACAGGGACAACTGAAATAAGGGAGATTTTAGGTTTTACCGATGCCGATTTAACTTTTGATGTTTTAAAACCAAAAATTGAACCTGCCACAGATATTTTAATAGAGTTAATAGGTCAACCATTATACAATGATCTAGTTACTATTTATTTATCTAACACTCCTTCAGGAACAAATGCAGAATTTTTGAAAAGAGTTCAAACTATAATTTTACTCGATGCCTACCGAAATCATGCAAAGTATGTTGATTTGGCGCATACGGTTAATGGTAGAAAAAATCGAGTAGAAGATAAAGAAAAAATTGCTTTCGAGTGGCAAATAGACCGTTCCGATAAAAAAATGGAACGTGATTATTACATAGCAGTAGACAAACTAATTAAGTACATGGATAAAAATGTTACTAATTGGAAAACATCTGATGCTTACAAACTAACTCAAGAACTATTCATTAGAACAGCTTCTGAAATTGATGAGTTTTTCAATATTGATGGTTCAAGGCTTTTATTTTTAAAATTGGCACCGGGAATGAAAAAATGTGAGCGGGAAAACATTATTTCTAGAATTACTAAAGAACGTTTTGATGATTTAAAAAATAATCTTAAAAATAACCAATCAGGTTATGATGAAGTGCTAGTATATAAAATTAAAGAAGCTGTAGTTTATAAAGCTTTAGCTTGGGGAATTCCTCGTTTATCTGCACAATTATTTCCTGAAGGAGTTCTAACCGTTGCAGATACATCAAGATTAAGTACATCGGCAAGAATAAGCACCGAAAAAACGCATGCAGAAGGCTTGGCAATGAAATTCAGAAAAGATGCTGATGATGCCTTCATAGAAATTGAAAACTACATTAAATCACTACAGCCAATTCAACCTTTAGCTGAATATCCAACAAAACCTAAATTCAATATAACTGACACTTTTGTCGATTGCTAGTAATTATAAATATTTAATTTAAAAAGAAAATGAAAAAAAGTTTAAAAAAAATCATTAATGAAATGAATAAAAAGAAAGATAAAATAGTAGATTATATTTTATCTGGTTTAGCTTTTTATTTAATAATTAAAGTTATTAAATATGTTACAGGATGGAAAAATGAGGATTTTATTTTCATTTTTATTGCCTCGATGGTTATCTATTATTTCGTTTACTTAATTTGTTTTTTAATTATTAAGTATTTAGAAATTGAAACAAAAAAATAAAACAATAAAAATCTAACTAATTAAATTTTAACTATGAGAACATTAATCCAAAAAATCATTAACTGGTTCAAACGTCAATTCCGTAAAAGAGAATTCAACAAACGTCAAACAATATACCAAGAAGTAACCGATAAGTTAACCCCACTTATTGAGGCTAAGCAAAAACAAAAAGATGAATTAATCCAAGAAATTCAAGAAAATTATATTATTGATGCTGGTGTTCATTCTGGAAGTAAATTTATTCCGAATACAGGAACAAAAAAAGAAGACATCTATAAAGCTGTAATTGAAAAATATGGATTTAGATTAAACAATCTGGATATAATATTAACAACTGAATTAAAATTCAAATGCATTTAATTGAATTTCCATCATTAAACATCAAAAGATATGTGCCTAGAGAATTAGCGGATTGCGACTCTAGGCAATATATTGAAATGGCCGCTTTGATATACTATTTTCAAAGCGGGCAAATAGATTATGAAGAATTTCGAGTACATGCTATTTACAAACTGCTAGATATGAAAGCAGTTAATCAAGATAAAGAAGACATAGACAAATGCTCCGAAGTTTACAGATTATCGGAATTAATCGATACTTTTTTTGAAACAAAAGATAAGCTACTCCAAATCAAGCAATATTACATTCATAATCCAGTCCCTAAAATAAGAGGCGGTTATCGAAACTTCTATGGTCCATTAGATGAATTCAACAAAGTAACATTCGGTGAATATGTAGATGCATTGGAGGAATTCATTAATTTCAATGATACAGGAGAAATAATTTACCTTCATAGGCTTATGGCTGTAATGTATCGTAAACGAAAATTATTCACCAATTCTGATGATAAACGCCAGGAATATAATCCCGATGAAATTACCAAAAGAGCAAAACAATTCGAATTCCTACATATTGGAGTAGTTTATGGATTCTACCTTTTGTTTGCATCCTATCAAAAATATATTTCCACCGCAAAAATATTCATTCAAGGAAATGAAATAGATCTATCAATATTATTTTCTAATAATTTAGAAAAATCCGATAGTGAACTCCCTGGACTTGGAATGAAAGGCGTATTGTTAAATATAGCCGAAAGTGGCGTTTATGGTGATGAGTCAGGAGTTAGAAGAAAAGAACATTTAGATGTTTTGATTAAAATTTATGATATAACCAAGCGTCAGTTAGATGAAGCTGCTGCTTATAAAAAAGCGAATAAATGATACTAATAGAACAAGTTGAGCAATATGGATATAAATTAGTACAAGATATCCCAGAACTAAAAAAGTTTCTTTTAGTACTAGATGATTCCCAACTAACCAAATTCATGTCTAAAATATCCATAGATGATAATTTAATATTGGTTGGATTTATTCCATCACACGAAACAACTGGAACTAACGTGGATAATGTTCAAAATAGAGACAATATGCTATGGATGGTATTGAATAAAGTAAACCGTGGCGATGGAATGGAAGCTTTTGTGGATTCATTTAAAAAATGTCAATTAGCAGCTAAGGAAGTTGAAAAGCAAATGCTGGAAGATAAACCACGCTTTGGTAATGGTCAATGTACATTAATGAAACAATTAGAAGTTGCATCAATAAAAATAGATCCTGTATGGGCATTAGCTGGATGTGATGGATATGAAATAAATTACTCTTTATTAACCCCAATTATATAAAAAAAGTTGTAATTTTGAATACTATTTTAAATTCGAAATTATGAAAACACAGGAAATAAATGAGTTATTTAAAAAAACAATTCTAACCAAGGGAATTCACAAAAAACTAGAAATTGATAAAAATCAAATTGCAAATTATCGTAGAAGAGAATTATCTTTAGGATTAAAGCTCGAGCTACTTTTAAAGTTAGAATTAATTAAAATAGAATCAAATGAACCTGCGGGAAAAGCGTAACGAAAATGCTCGATTAATAGCTGAAGGAAAATTCATTGCACAAACATTAAAAAATGAAGGCATTGATATTAACCAAGCCATAGATAGTGCAATGTCTAATTTTGAATCATCATTTTGGAAAGATAAAACCTTTTCCATTCAAGGAAACAATACATTAGAATACCGTCATAAGCTACAGCATCGATTTGTAGATATGAAAACACGCCAAACTAAAGATGGCAGTATCAGAAAAAAACGTCATATCATTCACAATAAAATAATCTACGGACATTTAAATAACATCGCCAGCGAGTTATCCTTCGGATTTACAGATTCTGTAATAGAAAATTTAAAAAAAATTGAGACTTAACACAATAAAAACAAGGGGATTGAGTTATTATACTTCAAAAACTTATCAAAATGACAAAAGCTTTATCCCCCGAAGTAGTCGAGCTAATTGATGCGCGAAAAAAATTAAAATTTTGGTACAAAATCCTTTTATCAACCGATTATATGGATGATGTAAAAAACAGGATGGATTTTAGAAAAGCGCTAAAAACCATCAAAAAACAAATCAAGAAGCTCAAAAGCGGAACTTAACCGCTTTTTTTTATATTTGTAACTTAATCAATTAAATCAATCGACATGAAAAAATTATTTTTGCTTTTGGCATTAATGCCATTGTTATCTTGTAATAAAATAAAAGAAACAAACTCTATTAAATCATCTGAAAAAATTAAAATAGATACTTCAATATCTGATTCATTAGCATTTGAACAAGAATTGATTAAAATTAGATTTAAAGCTAAAAAAAAGACTGTTGCAGAAAAAGTATTTTTAAGAAATAATTTAAATCTAATATGTTCTAAAGATTTATCATTAGATATTAAAAAAATAGCCTATAAAAATTTAGTTAAACATGAAAATTCATTTGATGGTTATTTTAAAAATAATAAATTTGATACTGTAGCACTTAAAGCCATTGAAAAACAATATGAAGAATCAATTGATGAATTAGAATTTGCAAAAGAATTCAAAAAATTTTCAGATTCAATAAATGCACAATCTATTTTAAATGAGTAATTACCACTATAAAAAACTAAAAGACCCAAATTGGTGGTTATATGTCTTAATATCATTTATTATAATGATTATATTAAATTTATTTATACATAAAAATAAACCCTAAAGATTAACTCATAAGTTAATCTTTTCTTTTTAATGTGCATTTACACATTTTTTTCTTTGTAGATAAAAATTACATTTGTATGTTTGCTGTGCGAAATAATAACAATATGCTTTTAAACACAGTAAAAAATCCAGCCAATCCCACAGGAAGTACCGAGAGAAACGGTATAATCTTCAACATTGTTGTTATTTCGCAGCTTGTGGGTTGGTTTTTTATCTCTTTGAAGAAATGCGAAATAACAACGAAGAAATCCAAAACCACAATGAAAGTTTAAACAACTTCATTCCAAACCTACTAATAGGTTTGAAGCATCAAGAACCAAAACGTCTTGATGATGTATTCAACTTTTTTAAATCACAGTTTCTGAATCTAACAGATCATGATTTATTTGAAAATCCAGATTATCGCCGTGAATGGCAGTTAAACATTTCATTGCTTGAAAATTTAACCACATTATTTAATGGATTCACATCTGAAGAAATCAACTCAGCTTTAACATTTGCGTTAATGTCTATTGAAGCTTCAAGAAAGGAGGCTTGTAATGGATAAGCCAGTTTTAACCTATCATTACGAGAAAGGCGTTACTTTAACAACTAAAACTAAATCATTTTATGATTCGGTTAAGTTTATTTTAGAACGCCAGGAACCAACTACATTTACACCAGTAAAACTGGTAATTTCGTCAACTGGATTAACATTATATTTTGATGAAGAAAAATTCAAGCTATTCATTAACCATGAAATCACACAAACTGATCTAATTGCAGATACCAATTGTGAAGGAGTTTTCAGAAATGAATTTGATATTGAAATAGCAAAGCAGGACATTATAGAATCAGGTCGTTTATGGAAATTATTAAATAAAAAATACATTCTAATTGATAAAGACAGGTACTTACCAATCAAATTTCCAGATGATAATTTCAAAGAAATTTAACTTATATGTAAATTTATTTTAATATATAAATTAAATTTATATATTTGCGGTGTTGTTCTATCACCAACTTTGAAGATATTGGTTTTTTATAAACCCAAAGAATCCCTTAAAATGTGTGGTAGCATTTTAGGGGATTTCTTTTTATACTATAGTATTATGAAAACAAATAGTAGTAGTTTTTTACAATTTAATAATACAAATGTATTATTTACCAATGTTAACGGTATGACTTATATTGCTGTTAAGCCAATTTGTCAAGCTTTAAATGTTGTATATGCAGGTCAATTAAAAATGCTAAAAAGTGATCCATTTTTGGCACCTGCATTATACCTAGGTACTATTCAGGTAGGCGATTTTCAAGCTAGGGAGTATACCTGCATTTCAGAGAAATATGTTTATGGATGGATATTTTCCATTAAATCTCCAAAACCAGAATTAATGAAATTTAAAAAAGAATGTTACGAAATTTTATACAATCACTTTCATGGAGTAATTGGTAAACGAAAAGAACTATTATTAGGAGTAGCCGAAACTCAAATTAAGATTGATACAATTAAAAAAGAGTTACTACAAAATAAATCATATAAAGAGTTATTAGAGTTAGAAAATGATAAAAAACTATTGTCTTCAGAAATGAAATCAATTGATAAAGAAGTTGTAAGTCAAGTAAAATTGGATTTAAATTAAATTATTAAAATCATTATGAAAAATAATTCAAAAGCACTAGAATTCATCTATCAAGATGTAAAAATTCATTTTCTATTATCAAATGATGAAAATGTAATGATTAATGCAACCGAAATGGCAAAAACATTTGGGAAAAGACCAATTGATTTTTTAAGATTAGATTCAACAAAAAATCTAATTGAAACAATTTGTAAAGACAAAAATTTTAATATGATTTTTGGAGTTGGGAGTGAGGAAATCTCACTCCCAAACCGAAAAAATAAAATTTTTGAAACAAAATCTACAGGAAAAAATAATGGAACTTGGATGCATAAAATTCTTGCGTTAGAATTTGCGGCTTGGTTAGATCAAGATTTTAGATTATGGATTTTGATTACAATTGAGGATATTCTTTTGGGCCATTATAAACAACATTGGGATGCGCATATAAAACAAGAATCAGCAAAAGATAAAATGGAAAAAGCTAAAAGTAAACTATTAATAGAAGCTACTCAAGAAGATGTATTAGCTTATTTTGAAGCTGAGAAAGAATTTAAGGATGCTAAAAATGAAAAATTAAAAGCGATTCACGCTCAATATAAATTATTTTAAAATGTTGATTATTCAGCCCAGCTATTGAGACTTAAAAAATAATAAAATTAACCAATACTAAATCATTATGAAAACAAATAGTAGTAGTTTTTTACAATTTAATAATACAAATGTATTGTTTACAAATGTTGATGGAATAACTTATGTTGCCATCAAACCAATTTGATAAGCTTTAAATGTGCGATATGCAGCTCAATTAAGAAGACTTAAAAATGATGCTTTGCTGGGGTCTGAATACTCCGTTTGGAGTATTCAGGTAGGTAATTTACAAGGTAGAGAGTATACCTGTATTCCAGAAAAATATATTTATGGTTGGATATTTTCAATTAATTCTGATTCATCAGAATTGTTAAAATTTAAGAAAGAATGTTATGATTTATTATACAACCATTTTCATGGAGTAATTGGTAAACGAAAAGAACTATTATTAGGAGTAGCTGAAACTCAAATTAAGATAGATACAATTAAAAAAGAGTTACTACAAAATAAATCATATAAAGAGTTATTAGATTTAGAAAATGATAAAAAGCTATTGTCTTCAGAAATGAAATCAATAGATAAAGAAGTTGTAAGTCAAGTAAAATTGGATTTAAATTAAATTATTAAAATCATTATGAAATTAATTACAGCACATGTTACAATTGGAAAATCAAAAGAAGTAGTTAATTATCTCTTTTTAGATCGAGATTTTGACAGAATTGAAAATGATAGACTCTATCTGAAAAATGACGATAGAGTTTTAAAAATAGATGAAGAGACTAAAAGACAAATAGTTTTTCAAATTAATCATTTACATGAGTAACGTTTGGTGCTTTCTGTCTGTTGCGGATTTCAGCACCTAACCACCAAAATACAAAACCAAGATTAAAGTCAACAGCGGTTTTTCCGCAGGAAAAACCATAACCAAGCCATAGCAGAAAACACTTGTTAGTAGATGGCTTTCTAAAACTACAGAAAATGACAGTACAAGAAATTATTGATAAAAATTTTAAAGAAGAAAAAACTATTTGGTTTGACTTTAAAGATTATATGAAAGCAAACTATGGTAAAACAAGCAAAGGATTAAGTTACCGTAAGAAATTCGGAAAATATGAAATATATATAGTAGATGAAAATGGAGATGAAGTATTATTCGATTGTTTAGAAAATAGCGAAGGATATAAATTAGAAAACATTTTAACAATGATGCTTCAATAAGCTATCTACTAACGTTATACGTCTTGGTGCAGGCGGAAAAAGCACACCCGAAAACTCGAATAATAACCCAAAAATAAAGACACAAACCGATGATTGAATTAAAGACTGAATCCGCTTGCTCCAAAACGCTGTTACCGCTAGTTGTGGGTGGTTTAACGATAACGTGTGAAGATAATATGGAGTTAATGAGCCGTTACCCTGACAATTATTTTGATTTAGCGATTGTTGACCCGCCTTACGGAATTGAAAGAGGTGGACAAACTGAAACCTTTACTAAAAATCCAAAACATAAACGTAAAGCACATAAGCAAAAAGACTGGGATAATTCAATACCAAATAAAGAATATTTTGACGAACTTTTTAGAGTTTCTAAAAATCAAATCATTTGGGGTGCAAACTATTTTGTTGAACATTTGAATTATAGTTCAATGGGTTGGATTTTTTGGTTTAAAGGTCAAGAAGGATTAAGTATGAGCGATGGAGAAATTGCTTATAGTAGTTTTCAAAAAGCAACAAGGCAAATAAACATTAATCGAGGTTTGATTGCTCAAAATGGCGGAAGCATACACCCAACACAAAAACCTGTAAAATTGTATAAATGGTTGCTAAAAAACTATGCAGAAGATGGTTTCAAGATTATAGATACACATCTAGGAAGCGGAAGCCACGCAATAGCAGTTGAGGAAATGAATAGATTTGAAAAAATGAATTTAACATTAACCGCTTGTGAAATTGACAAAGAATATTTTACAGACACAACAAACCGAATTATTAACCACGTTGCGCAACAATCGCTCTTTTGAAAACGAATGTAGCAATTAGCGGTAACGTCCGCCCAGCTTTGCGAAGGGCAAGAAATAGAATTACTAACGCTTAAATATAGCACAAATGAACAAAAAAGAAACAAATGTTGAAATAAAAACCGAAACCTTGCCTTTTGCAAAACTGGCTGTTATGCGAAGTTTTTTTAATAAACCAAGTAAGACTATCGAAGTGGAAATCCCAAAAGGTTTTTTCAACTGCGGTGTATCTGTTTGTAATCAATTTATTGCCGATACAAACAATAGTGCAGATTGGAGAACACTTAAATTTCCATTACCAAAACCATTGGGCAAAAAATGGGAAATATTAAGATACGATATTGTGAATGAAGAAAAAACCATTGTAGAATTAGTTTCTCGTGGGTGGTTTTAAAATTTCGCATAACGCTTCTCGGCTTGGCGAAGTTGCCGAACACAAAACTTCATTAGTAGTACAAAATTTAAAATTTAGATAAAATGTCAAACGAAGCACAAAACGGCAATTTTGCCAAACCGATGTTAGCACCAGTACGGGTTTTAAACCTATACGCTGGAATTGGAGGAAACCGCAAACATTGGGAAAATGTAGAAGTAACTGCAATAGAATACAATGAAGAAATTGCTAATGTTTATAAGCAATTACACCCAAACGATAATGTGATAGTTACCGATGCACACGATTATTTGGCTAAACATTGGAGAGAGTTTGATTTTATATGGAGTTCGCCACCATGTCAAAGCCATAGCAAAGTAAGAATGATGGCAAGTAAAAGCGGAAGTTATGATGCTGTAATGCCTGATATGAAATTGTGGAGTGAAATAATCTTTTTACAGAACTTTACTAAAAACACAGATATAAAGTTTGTAGTTGAAAATGTAAAGCCTTATTACGAACCATTTGTAAAACCAACTGCAAAACTTGGTAGGCATTTATTTTGGGCAAACTTTGAAATACCTGAAACCGAAATAAAAGATGGATTAACCCACAATGAAAGAGGAAGTTCTGAAAAAGGTTATTTTGACTTACGAGAATATAAAATGAAACATAGAAAAGACCAAATAATTCGTAATTGCGTTGACCCAAATGTAGGACAATACGTTCTCGGTTGTGCAGTTTCGTAGTATTGGTGCTAACGTATGGGTGTATGAAACGTAATGGATTAGAAGCACTAAACTTTTAATAACAAATGAAGTATAATAGGAATACGAACTTTGAATATACCACTGAAACCATTATGTTTTATACACGATGTTAGCAGTAGTACGGTAATTAACCACAAATGCTCAATCGGAGAACTGAAACTTTTTCTTTTCTTTTTTTTGAGTGATGGTAAAAATATTAAAATAAAATTATGACAATAGATTTAAGATACGGAGATACGATAGAACAAATGAAATTGATACCTGACAAAAGTATTGATATGATTTGTTGTGATTTGCCTTATGGGACAACACAAAATAAACAAGATATAATAATTCCATTTGATAAACTTTGGAAACAATACGAAAGAATAATTAAAAACAACGGAGCAATAGTTTTGTTTGGACAAGGATTATTTTTTGTGGATTTAATAAACTCAAATAGAAAATTATTTAGGTATGATTTGGTTTGGGATAAGCAACTAATAAGTGGATTTTTAAATGCAAATCGTATGCCTTTGAGAGTTCACGAAAATATTGCAATATTTTATAAAAAACTTCCAACGTATAATCCACAATATACTGAAGGCAAACCACTTCATTCAAAAGGTAATACGTATATGGATAAAGAGCATAAAAACGAAAACTATGGTAAGTTTAAAATGACAGACGATAGCAGAGCAGGGAGTACACAAAAACACCCTAAAAGTATTATATCTTTTTCAAAGCCACATCCAAGCATAGCACAACATAGAACTGAAAAATCTATTGAAATGCTTGAATGGTTAATAAAATCATACTCAAATGAAAATGATACAATACTTGATAATACATTTGGAAGTTGTACCACAGGAATTGCTTGTATAAATACCAACCGAAACTTTATCGGAATTGAGAATAATATGGATGATTTTAATATTTCTTTAAAGAGGGTGGGAGAAAAAAGAAAAGAAAAAGATTTTACAGTAGTAACTTCATTCGGAGATGGAATGTAGTATTTCTGCTAACTATTATATATCCATCAACCTATTAAATAACCAATAAAATATACATCTAAGCCATGAAGATTCTTGAAATTTTTGAAAATAAATTAAGAGTTAAAAACTATAGACAAAATACAATTAAAGTTTATAAACAAACATTATATCAGTATTTTAAAGAAACTAATTGTATTGATCCTTATCAAGTAACAACTAAATCAATAGTTTGTTTTTTAGAAGATAAAAAATTTACTTCTATATCCCAACAAAATCAATTTATTGGATGTTTAAAATTGTTTGCGAAATACATTTTAAATAAAAAGGATATTCATTTAGATAAAATTGAACGTCCTAGAGGAGAAAAAAAGCTTCCTAAAATTATTGAAAAAGAATTTTTATTAGAAAAAATTCAAAAAATTGAAA